CATTGCCGGGGGCGTATCCAGAAGAATCTATTTTTGCAGAAAGATTGATAGATGTAACTATACGAGGCGGTGAAACAAGAACGGGAGCTAAAGTGTATAACGACGGCTCTGGAGAATTTGGTGTTGATACCAAGGGAGATATCTTTTCTAAGAGTTTCGCTCACATTTTTGACGCATTCAACCCGGGTGCGGTTGAACAGGTTGTCGGTGGCATAGGACCTAAACCAGAATTGGGTGGAAAAATTGGGTACAACCCAAGTAGATTAATGACTGCATTGACTGCCCCTGATGGCAGAGATGCTCGTGGTAACGTGAGGCAGTTTGAAGAAGAAATTGCAGCCTTCATCACAGGTATTAGAGAGCAAAAGATAGACGCAGAAAAAGTGGTTAAGTACGGCGCTGCTCAATACGGCACTGCCACACGAGGTGCATCGCAAATATTTAACCGTGCGGTTAAAGTTGAATCCCGCATGGACCCAAACAATGTTATTGATGCATATGCAAAGGCAAACGAAGTATTGTATACTCTTCAAAACGACATGTTTAGGTTGGTTAAAGATATGCGCCAACTTGGTATGGAAGACAGAGATATTCGTAGAGCCCTAAATAGATACAAGGTAGGTAACGCAAGCAAAATAATGCGTGGTGAGTTTAGTCCACAAAATATATCTGACCAGATAAAAACCAAAGCTATAAAAACACAAAGGGAGCTTGGAGGAGAGTTTCCGATAAGAGCTATAAATGCTATACGCAGAAGCCTGCTTCGTAGAAAGCTAACTGGTGAACCTATCGAAGTAGAAAGACCAGAAATAGTTGACGAGTTAAGTAGTGCCACGGTCCCCGAACCACGGACCTTGGAAACAGCGCAAGCACCCACACAACCAGTTGCCGCAGCTACGGCTCCTCCCGTGGCAGCGCAAGCGGGAGCCGCTTCAGCCCCTTTAGCGGTTCCCGCAACCAATCCATTAGCTAATGCAAACCCAATCACGCTTCCTGATCCAAGGGATCAGATGTTAGCACAAAGATTAAGAGGTGTAGGATGAACAAAGATCAGCTAAGAATGGAGCTTGCAGACGACGAGGGCTGTAAGTATTTGATTTATTTAGATCATTTAAATTTACCCACGCTGGGAATTGGTCACCTCATTACCGAGGCGGACCCAGAGTTCGGTGAACCCATTGGTACGGAGGTGTCTGAAGAGCGAGTGCGTAGAGCATTTCTCCTAGACGTAGCCGTGACCATAGACGAATGCAAAGTATTGTACGATGACTTCGATGATCTGCCCGAAGAGTGCCAGCACGTTATAGCTAACATGATGTTTAACATGGGTCGGCCTCGCCTATCCAAGTTCAAAGGTATGAAAGCTGGATGCGATGCCCGGGACTGGAACAAAATGGCGGACGAAATGGTCGATTCGCGGTGGCATGATCAGGTTCCGAACCGGGCCAAGCGTCTGGTCAAGCGTATCCGTGATCTAGCCAACGACTAATGGCTACCAAAATAAACGAAAATACAGAGGTTGCCTTACCTCTACGCAACATCATAAGTATGGTGGCTGCTGCATCCGTAGCAACGTGGGCATACTTTGGTATTATAGAACGACTAAACCAAATAGAAACTAACATCACAATGATGGAGTCTGACTTAAACCAGAACACAGAATTCCGCATCAAGTGGCCTCGTGGCGATATGGGTAGTCTTCCAGCAGACAGTGAACAGTTCATGCTGATAGAACATTTAGCCAACCAACTGGATGACTTGTCCACACAGATAGATGAAGGCCGTGCGCCATACGACCAACAACAAAAGTTAACTCTAGAGTTTTACGAGAAACGTATTACTGTACTAGAGGAGAACATAGAAAAACTAAGAAATGGAAATCATTAAAACCATAACTCTTATACTATATCTGGGTGGTGATGTGACCGAACACACCGCTTACGAACAGATATCCAAATGTCTTAAAGCAAAGCGTACCATCGAAAGAAATCTTTACAAGGAAAGTAACTCCGTTAGGTACTCCTGCGAGAATAAAACCGTTGAAATATCCAAAAATTCAGACGGTACGACTTATATTGTAAAAATAATAAAATAGTTTTAAACGCTAAGTTGCTGTGTTTACTTAATAAAAACATCGATTCTCGTGGAGCTCGTGATCAATGAACGTACCAGTATACCCTCAAGGCCCTGAGAATCGCTGTCCGAGGTGCCAAGCACCATTAAAAGTGATCCAAGTGCATGGTCATGGGCAGTGCAGCTACTGTAAGGCGGTGATCGATGACTGTTGTCAAGGTGAAACCTGTTCGGTTACGTCTTCAGACCAGAAATCCTATCGCACCTAGCTCCGCTAACCACAAACTTAGACAACTCTGGGTTGTTCATCACTTCGATGGTCATCTCTGCTGCCCGATCGTTGCACTGACCGATGGTCTCATACGGTCCACGCATGTCCTCGAACACTTTGCAGCTTGATGTGTCAACAATCAGACACACTAATATCATTGCTTCAAACATTGTCTATCATTCTACCTCACCCCAGTTGTTTACAAGTGCCATGTCAACTTCAAACGGTACTTTTAATTCTGGTATGCAGTTTTCCATAATGTCTACAATTCTGTCCGCTTGATCTTTGGACTCTATGCTAAAGCATAATTCATCATGCACAGTTAACATAGGTATCAAACCTTCTTTGTAGCAGTCAACCATTGCTTTTTTTGTTTGGTCTGCGCTTGAACCCTGAATTAACTTATTTAAAGCTTTGTATGTGAAGGCACGGCGTATTCTGCCCTTGCCTCCATATTCTTTTAAAGCCTCTTCTATCTTCAACGCCTTACTAAACCCAAAAGATATAGGCTCCCACATATCAAACCGGCATTTACGTCCTAGCCATGTTCTTATCGATCCTTTACTCATTGCATGTTCGGCGGATAAGTCTGCTATACCCTTAACGAAAGGGACATTCTCATGGTACTGAGCCAACAAAACTTTGGCCTGCTCCTCATCGATGTCCATTACACCGGCAAGCTTCTTACGGCCCATGCCATACATAATTCCAAGGTTAACAGTCTTTGCTTCCTTTCGAGTAATGTTGGCTAGGTCTGCGACCATCTGATGAAAGTCAGCGTTGCCCTTCTGATACATTTCGACTACAGTATCAATCTCTGGATGGCGATGTAAATCGGGCAATTGAGCGCAGTAGTGCGCTAACCAACGGGGTTCTTGAGAAGCATAGTCAAAGCTGCCCCACTTTGTTCCCTCTTCCGGCAGGAACAGTCCACGGATTAACGCTTTAATCTCTGGATCTCTCGCCGGGATTTGCTGTAAATTGGGGTTGCTCGACGAAAATCGTCCTGTAACTGTCCCCCCTTCATCAGAACGAAGAGGGTTAAAATCACAATGGATGCGACCATTACACGAATGTTCAAGTATTGTCTCAACAAAGGTAGTGTTTGCCTTATTAAATTCACGCAATTTCACAATCTTCTGTGCAATTGGATGCGTGTGATTCACAAGAAACTGTTTTGTAAAGGACGGAGCGTTAGAGTTTTCTGTCCTATGGTATTTAAGACCAAGGGAATCAAACGCCTTTGCTATAGATGCAGCCTCCCAAGGAGAGACAGCGACCCCAGTCTCTTTCTTTATTTCTTTAAGTAAGTTATCCTCGCGCTTTTGTAAATCCTTCTTGACTAACTCTGCTTTGTCTATGTCTACCCTAACGCCTTTGGTCTTCATGTCTAGTAGGCAAGGAAGTAGGCTTGTTTCAAGCTCGAAAATGCTTGAAACTTTTTCCTTCACAATGTCTGCACGAAGCCTGTCCCACAAACGTAGGGTTACAGCAGCATCTTGCTCCGCATATCTTCCAACAAAATTAGCATGCAACTGCCACATGCCAGACTTTGGGTTAACACCATGCATTTCGGCAGCAGAACGAAGCATCTTTTCGTTCTTCCACTCACCAAGGTACTCACCAGCCAACGAGTTCAAGTTGTAGAACCTGCGGTTCTCGTTCAGCAGTGGCGCTGCAATCATTGTGTCAATTATTTTACCTTGCACTTCGATACCGGCCCACCGCAACCAGCCCAGATCATACATTGCATTGTGCATGACCTTCTCTATGTGCGGTGTTTCAAGCTGTTTCTTTAGCCAGTTGATGACTGTTTTCTCTGGCATATTCCCACCAGCCTCGTGGCGGATAGGAAAGTAACCAACAAAATCACCTGCTGCTACGGCAAAACCGATAACGTAACCGTCGTTCCGGCACCATCCCGGCCCCAGTGTGGTTAAGTTCGGGTCTCTGGTCTCCAGATCAATTGCCATGCGCTCACAGTTTGTAAGGTCAGGCAACGACGATGGCGGTGCCCACTCCTCTTCGTCATCAAATAAATCAGTCTTCATTGACTCGCTCCAATGCGTCCGTGGGTTCTTGTGTCCAAACAAATATGGGCGTTCCCTTGCCTATATAAGCACCGGATACGTTAAACGAAAAGTATTCTACCGCCTCCTCGTGGGTCATGTCGTGTTCTTCTACAAGGATCTCAATACATTTGGCGGCATCATACGCCAATACGTTATCATCCCCACATCTTTCAGCTATACCAAGTATAGCATTATCAAAGCCATCAGCAATCATCGCAGTCATTTACAATCTCTCCTCCAAGTGCGGCATAACCTATGATATCTACCCATGAGTCATCCTTTGTTGAGTCCTCTGCCAGCCGCGCTAACTTTAGCCCGATCATACAGGCGACTACCTGCTCTGGTGTTATGGACCTACCTAAGATCACGCTCCATATGGTTGCTATGCGTTCATGGTTAAACTTAGCTGGCCCATACTCCTTGGCCCTCGGACCATTGATTAGCTCTTCTGCCTTATTTAAAAAGTCTTCGCGTGTTTTCATAGCCTAAACCCATAATGTGATTGTGATTCGATAATGTGCAGAGACTTTTTAGCGCGAGTTAACCCCACATAAAACGTCCGTACCTCGGAGTCTTGATCCATGCTTTCAACGCATGCTCTGGAGGAGTCTAACAGTAGAGCGACGTTATCCGCCTCGCCACCCTTTGCTTTGTGAATCGTCGATATCTTGATCCTCGGGGTCCCCGTCAAAATAGACTCGCCCATACGACGTACTGATGTAATGTATATTCGTTCCTTCTCGCTTACCTTCAGTACTTCGTACCACGGGGTCTCCTTGTTCACATACGGGGATAACAGGTCTTGAATATCTGTTAGCGTATAAGTTTGTTCTGCGTCTAAACTTGCGAGTTTCTTCCTGCCACCTCTGACGGCAGCGTCTGGGACTATTAATGTAGATAGCTTTTTCAATTCCTGTGCAGACAGTGCTTGATCCTTGCATAGTTTTAGCCATACCTCGATTCCGGTGAGAACATTGGGGGAAATGGACCAGCCGGAACCTTCACGCCAAAACAGGTATCCTTGCTCTTTAATTGTGGTTGCAATCTTGTTAGCAATGAAATTGGTACGGGCTAAAATTAGCCACTCTCCGGCTGTTAAGTCCACATCTAGGATATCACGATGCCAGACCACAGTGCCAGTTTGATCTTTAGGTTTCCAAACTTTTTGTTGCCTTGTACGAAGCCGTTTTACGAGAGAATCCGCAATGTTATACACAGACTTGGGGAGCCTATAAGACTTGTCTAGTACAATTTTATTTTCAGATGCCCTTAGAAAATCTCCGACATTCACGCCCATCCAAGAGTAGATGCATTGATCGTCATCGCCAGCAAAATATATACGCTTTGCCTTGGGTTTGATTATCTCGTGGACCATCTCCCACTGTAGTGGAACAAGGTCTTGCGCTTCGTCTACAATAAGAACATCAAGGTCAGGGCTGTACCCTTGGACAATGAATTCTTCAATCATGTCTACAAAGTCTACCTTGTTTGTTTCCTTCTTATAGTCCTTGATAACTTGATCAACTACTTTTAGCTGCTGGAAGTATAGCCTCCAGTCATCCGTTATCCGAAACTGCTCCTCCAATGATCTGCCAGTGACCCTAGCCATCTGTATCATTGAAAGGTAAGCGTCGCCGCTTTTGCCTGCGGTAAATAAAACCCCGTCTTGCATGGTTAGCGAAGAGTTTGAAGAAAACTCTAACCCTACAAGGTCTGCTATCTTTGAATAGTCGGAGCCACGCAGCACACGTTCTTTGGTTAGCCCAAGGCAATGATACGCGAACGAATGTAAGGTTCTAAACCAAACCATTTGTCCAACATCCATGCCTAACTTTTCTGCTGCCCTTGTCCGCGCTTCTTCCGCAGCCTTACGACTGAACGAAACAAATGCTATGGACTCTGGCTTGGTGCCACTGTCCAACTCCTTCTGTACAATGTTAATTAACTGTGTTGTCTTGCCCGTGCCCGGGGGTCCGAAGATAGTTGTTTCCATTAGAACGGCACCTCACTATCTTGGACCACGATCGCCGGAACAAGGACCTCACTGTTAAATGCAGGAACCCACCACACACGAAGCTGCTTCGACTCACCCTTCGTTGTGTTAAATCTACGCTTGCCGTTAGCCGCCCCACCAGAGTTTAGCTCCTTCAATCGCTCTTGTATTTGACCACGACTGTACGTTTCAAACTTGTTGTTACGCAGGTACTTCATTAACGCTTCTATTTTGAAGTAGGTCATGTTGTCCTCCTCGTCGGTGAACGGTTTGCCAAGAGTAATCTCCTCGGCTGACTGAGCTTGCACCCTGCCATCACAAAAGCCTTCGAGAAGGTCCATGAATTGACCCTTGTATGTAAGTTCTTCGGGGACCTCAATCTCGCTCATGTCTTCCATCATTATGGAAACAATCTGCTGCCACGCATCCATCTTCATCATTGGCGGCATCTTACGAATTTGTTCCATGCAGGCTTTTTGAAATCTCTGTGGTGTCTGCAAGTCATCGGTTGTTAACTCGACACGTTGCCCAGCTACGTCACAAAACCACACAGGCGGCTCTGACTTAACGACACATAACCCCGAAACATCCATGTTCGATACATGACTGCCAATGCCAAACTTCTTTGTCTTGCAAAGTGTCTTGTTGCAAAAACTTTTAAGTGGCTCTTGATCACACGGGAATCCGTAATCTTTCTTCTCATGCTGGTTCTGGATCGTTACGATCTCTGACGCTGGCAGGGAAGGAGTGCAATACTTACTGTTAATTTCTTCGAGTCTGGCTTTCCAGTTTTCGGGCTGCTCTTTCTTACAGCCCACGGCTGCTGCAAACATAACTGTGTTGCGTGTGCCTTCGGGAATCCCCTGTCCGAACATACATGCCAGACAGGGGGCCCAATCCTTAAACTCGTCAACCTGTTTACCAAATGTCAAACCAACAAATCCATCTGGTGATACAGACCTCGCGTCAACAAGGTCAAGGAATTCTTCTAACGACGCTGGCTCTCCGTCTTCCTTAATCGCGTAGCGGAGAGTTTGTTTCTCATCAAAGTACGGCAGGTTAATAAAGTTCCCCACATCGCCACGCTCGACAAGAATTTGTTCCTGCTTTGGGAACACTTCGCAACCACCGTACCCAAGATACGATGAAATCTCTGATGCCTTATCACGGAACTCTCCTGCATTTATGTACTCTTTAAAGAAGAAAAATATATGCGCCCCACCAGACTTTGAACGACACACCACTGAGGGTACTTTTAAGTCGCGCAGCTTTTTGTCCAGTGCAACAACGTCCAGTGGGTATTGATCGATATCCAACGCACCGAACTTACAGTTATTTTCTTCGTTAATTGGGATAGAGCCAACACCATTGGAGCCTTTTAAATGCTCCTCAACTAGCTCTTCCGTTAGTGGTTTGCGAACGATAAACGACTTGGCTTTTTGCTTGCCAGCCCTTCGCTCATTCGATATCTGTGTCTGTCCATGCGCCGCGCTAAAACCTTCAAACGCTGCCATGAACCTTTTTAAATAGGTCATGGTTTTCCCCTAGTTGGTTTGGGGTGGTGAAAGGGAGAACACACCACCCCAAGAGGTTTAAAACGGTACGTCGGATTCCTCTGCTGTTTGTTGCTTCTCTCCAGTACCCGTCTTAATATCACCAGCCTTAAAGGAGTCATACATTTGTTGAGCCTCCTTCTGCGCTGCTACAGGAACGTCACCTAACTCCATCTTATTTACCGCGAAGTTGAACCACGATCCCTTGTCGTTGGTTTCCTGCACGGTGGTTAGCTTCCAAGGAACTGCCCACATAGGCGGATTAAACAGGCCCTTTTCTGGGTGCATTATCTTTAACCCAGCCATCTTGGTGTTCCACTGCTTGGCAACTTTCATCTGTGTCTTCTTCATGTCACAGATCATCTGTGTGGTAGCACCATCCTTGTCTACCCCTAGCACTAAGAACTGTGCTACACGAACGAGCTCGTTACCGGAGGGCAACATTTCATTCGCACCTACACGCTCAGTCCTTCTAATATCAGGGTGACCCGCTTCTAGCTCACCCATAAACCCACCGCCTGCTTCGCGAAGTTGAAACTCCAGAAACTTTGTGGTGTAGGCACATACTAGAACGGTAAGACCAGCATCCGCTTCCCAGACTTGACCAGTCACAGTGTTAAAAATGTCACCTGCCGACGCACCCTTAATGTACTTTGCGTCCGTCTTTAAAAGCTGCGGGGACAACGGCTGTAAAAGCCGTAGGAATGGTATCTGCATATCCTCTACACCAATAGATTCCATGCCCTGACCTGCGCTATCGAACAGGTCATCCATTATGTTTGCCACTGCTGTGGACTTTGCTTCTGCTACTTGTGTATCAGCCATTTTATTTAGTTCCTCTTAATTTTAGCTTCAGTGCCGACATAGATACCGAATGTATCAAAGTCGATGTCTTGACCAGATTCAATACGCCCCTTCACCCAAGCCTTTAAAGTCTGCGGATGAACGTGAGTCTTATGTGCTGGGTCAAACCCCTGATTGCGAAGGTCATCGATCATCGCACCGGCCATGTTATCCTGACCGACGTTGAACGAAACTGTTACATCATTTTTTATAATGTCGCCTTCACCAATAGAACGTAGCCATGAAAAAGCTTCATCCCTTTTTTCATCAGTGATCCTAGCATGCACAAACTGACGGAGTGCTACCTTATTACCATCAACGGTAATACTATCCATACCCATCTCCTGCATAAGGGATGGTATGTCTTCTTCGTTTACTTTTCTTTTCTTGAACTTTAGATCCTTCAGATACTGCTCTGCTTGTGCAATCTCTTCATCGATCTTCATAGACTCACGGATCAGAGTAGACAATGTGCTACCCTTCTCACCGCTTACTTTGTCGAACTTACCGGCATCGACTTCCTCGTCCATTAGCGAGAATATATCGCTCATCTTTCTGTCTCCTTCGTTAAAGTTTAACCCCTTCGGGTGTGAGGCACTGTACCTACAACAATAGATACAGTGTAGTCAAATTGTTTTTTATGCTCTTTCACTAACAGCTTCTGCAATCCTTGCTTCAGAGTTAGAAGCATCTATCGATGCCATGCGTACCAAGTGTGCTACTTGTTTGGAAACACTACGGTCATTGACATCTGCCATTTCACGCAAAGCCTCGTACACATCTACTGAAACAGCAACTGATTTCCATTTTGTTGTATCCAACGCTTTACCTCCACGGTATTAGATGTTAAGTTGCCCCAACTTATCCTATAAATACTTTTGAGGTCAACTAAATAATGCGAAAAAATAAAAAAATAAGTGATGGTCCCGATTATAAAATAGCAATGGGTAAACGATCTGAACTTCTTGCTGCCGATTACTTAATTATGAAAGGTTGTTATGTATACGCTCCTTATATTGAACAGGGCCCAATCGATTTAATAGCGTTAGACCAAGAGGGAGTGGAGCACCGCTTCGATATAAAGACCGTGTCCCGTCGCAGTGACGGAACAATAATCTCAAGAGCCAGAACAGACCTTCAACGAATTCTTGGCGTTCAAATACTTTATGTTTGCCTCGACACTTACGAAGTTCACCGTTACCCCCATCATTTCTCCCGCAACATTGACCCTAAACTCTCCCGCAAAAACGCTGCTAACAGGCACTTTAACGGGGTGATACCTCTAACCATTGACGAACTTCTTCCCCAAGGGTCTTCGCCGAAAGATCAATCTTCGCCCGAAGGGAACGAACAATGTACTCGTCAATCGAACCCCGGGTCACAAGATCAACGTAAGTCACAGGGTGATGCTGACCAATTCTGTGGCACCGATCCTCAGACTGGATCCTAGTTTCTAAGTTAAAATCATTGGCGTAATAAATTACGTTGGTTGCAGCAGTTAACGTAAGACCAAAACCTGCGGTTTGAGGGTTAGCCACGAAAAACCTAGCATCCTCAAACTGAAACCTGCGGATCGCCGCTTGCCGGTCACTGTCGTTTGTGTCTCCAAAATAATTTACTGTGCTATCACAACCGTAGGCTTTCTTTAACTCTTCGGTAATTTTTATTATGTCGTATCTAAACCTCGACCATATGATTACTTTGCCAGACATCTCTTCAACGGTCTCAAGCAGAGCGGTTATACGATTTGTCTTAAACTCTACCAACTCACCATCATCGGTCTTTAAATGACCACACAACACTTGTTGCAACCGCAATAATTGTGTCATCACTGCGGGAGCGGACACCAGTTCACCGTCATCAAGAAGCACAATAGCTGCCTTCTTCAACGACATATAGTATTCACGCTGACTGTCGTTCAAGTTTACTTCACGAACCGTGTATATCTTAGCGGGTAAATCCAGCGCCTCGTCTTTGGTCACACGATACGAGAAACTATCCAGTTTGGTAGACAACTCCTCAAGGTTTCTGTATCCCACAATTTGTTGAAAAGTGTGACTGCCCATCCGCTGAGTTCGTGTGACGGCGTATCGACCTTGGAAGGAGTAGTAAGAGTCATGCCCCAAGAGTCCGGTATCCATAAATCCGCATTGCGAGTAAAGATCCATCGGTGATTTCGTAACGGGTGATCCGGTAAGTATACGGCGAAACGATGCACTCTTACCAATTGCAACCAGAGCCTTAGTCCGCTTGGCTTTGGGGTTTTTAATAGTTGTTGACTCATCAACCGCAAGTAAAAACGACGATCCGCGAACGAACATATCCATGTACTTTCGTACCTTGGTTGTTGCGAAACCCTCGACGTTGACAAGGAAGATGCGGAGCTTTTTACGCTCCTCAATACCTTCCTTGAGGTGCCTTTGTTGATCCTTGTTAGGGTTCGGATTCCAAACATATACCTCGTGTTCAATGTCCTCTCGTAGATGAGCAGGTATTTCAGATACCTGCCAGTTGCGGTACACACCTTTGGGCGCAACGATGACGACTGTATCGATCTTCTTCTGCTCGTATAGCCACGCCACGTTGTCGATAAGAACTTTAGACTTGCCACAGCCCATCTCCATAAAATATCCGTAATTGGTTTTGTTGTATGAACGCTCTAACGCAATACGCTGGTGCTCATACGGTTTGGTTTTATATTTAAATTTCATGCTTTTGCCCCCTTATTCAGGCTCTGATAGCCCACCTTCCATAATAGAAAACTTTGCAGCCTCTAAATAAAATAAAATATCCGCAACATCCTCTTGCGTTGTAACCATTTTTATTGTTCCATCTTCTGTAGAACCAAGTATGAGTACGTCTGTAAGTGTTTTACCTGCGATTTCACACAAGACAGGCACAGGGTCTCTTTTAAACTCTATCTTTCTAGGAAAATGTACGATGTTATCGTTATCGTTCTCCGTCATCGGGTAGTCCTTCCGCTATTTGGTTACCTCTATCCCGCATGTCGAGATAAACTTCGAGTCTCTTCCGTGTTTGTTCTGCTTCACGGTAGAGACCCGCAGTCTGCAACTCTGTGAGCTCCTCGTCAAGTATCCGAATAATCCGGCCTATCCCTGCAAAATTCTTTTCCATGCTTCCCGCACCTTTGCCTCTGCTTCGTTGCTGATGTCTGCATCATTCAAACAGTCTTCAATCACATCTTCTATAATAGTCACGGCATCCGACCAATACATTTTTTCCGGGGCGGCGCAAAGATCTTCTTCGCTTGGCATCAATTTAGTTTCCAACATCGCAACCTCCTTCGGGGCTCTTTGGATTATTTCTAGCTTGCATAAGGAACACCTTAATAATTGTGTGCCCTCCCTCACACCGAATACAACAGTGTGAGGCTTTAGTTCGTGGCGGCATTTTGGACACTGGTTTGCGTCTAAACGCTTTTGCCATGTGCCGTCGCCGAAATCAATCACCATCATAGACCTCCACGCTACCATAGGCTTCCTTGCCTGCGGTCTCTTGAACCTCGCCCCATGTCTCTGCCATCATGTCATGGATAGCAGAGATACTTAAATGACTTACAATGTCCATGTGACCTTCCATCTCCGAAGTGAAACTAAGATAAGTTTCACTCCGGTCTGCGACCTCAAGCATTTTGTCCATGAAATGATCTTCCTGCTCCAACGCCCATTGTTTTACTCTACCCATGATCTTCGATCTCCTCTTCCTTAACGTCCTCTTGCAACACATAGTCAGCCCAGTAATAACCCTGCCTTGTAGGCGGGGCGAAACAGAACTCTTCCTTCAGCATATTGACAGACTCGCGCAGATTTCTAACGTCAGACAAATGGCAGTCTGAAGTCTCTTCGATCATGTTGCACATAGCCTTCAACTTGTTATGCATATCCAGAAACTTGATACGCATATCCCTAGTTATTCTCTTACCATTAGCCATTATTATCCTCTCTTTCATAAAAAATGTTTGCCACAGGGTAGTAAGTTCCTT